TCTACTGTAACATCAGCAGCGTTAGTACCATCAATGTTTGATATCATAAGTGTGTTTACTTTAGCAACTTTATCTGCAGCGACATCAATAATAGATGCCCTACTTGTCGTTACTGCACCTGCTACTGTCGTAGGTGTAATACTTGATACATTAATTAGATTTATTACGGTCATTTACCTTTTCCTCTTTTATCCAAATACTATTGCCATAGCGATAGCAAATCCTTTAGTAGCGGCACTACCTGCAGCGTAAGTCTTTACATCTGTTGCAGGAATAGTTTTCATTGTTCCACCATCGTTAACTACAAAACCATCTGCATCTGCCACTGTTATTGAACTACCAACAGAAGTACCACCATCTAGTAAGTTTAGTTCTGATGCTGTTGCTGTAACTCCATCAAGTATATTTAGTTCAGCAGCAGTAGAAGTTACACCGTCAAGTATATTTAGTTCTGCTGCAGTAGAAGTAACCCCATCCAGTATATTTAGTTCTGCTGCAGTAGAAGTAACAGCAGTTCCGTTTATTGCTAGTTTACTTGTGACAACGTTAAACGTACCATTGTCTTCTATCCTAGCTACCTCTGTACCATCTCTTTGTTGAAAGATAATATCTTTAGTATCTACGATAGGTTTAATAATTACATCACTAGATGAGTTAGTGACACTTAGTATCTCTGTACCTGCAACAGCAAACTTTAAATCACCGCCACCTGCGTCTAGGATTATATCACCTGCAACGTCAACTGTCAAGTCTCCAGAGGATAAATCTATCTCTGTTCCGTCAATGGTAATGTTATCTATTGCAACACCACCATCAAAGACTGCTGACCCACCTGTAACTGCACCAGTAGCAGTAACATTACGTAAGCCTGTGAAGTCTTTGTTTGAGTCCAAGATAACTGCTTTAGAGGCAATAGCATTACCTACTGCAGTACTTCCCAAGTCTAGTGCATTTATTTCACCTACAACTACTGTAGCACCATCTAGTATGTTTAGCTCTTCTGGTGTAGAAGTAATTGCAGTGTTACTTGCTGCAGCTAGTACAGGCAAAGTACCACTTTGGTTAGGTAGGTTAATAGTACGATCTGCTGTAGGGTCTACAATAGTAAGTGTAGTTTCGTGTGCATCTGCTGTAGCACCCTCAAATACAATAGCGTTAGCTGCTTCCATAGTAACAGTATTAACTGTAGTAGTTGTTCCTGCTACAGATAGGTTGCCTGATATAGTAAAGTTTCTAATGCCTGTATAGTCTTTATTAGAATCTAGTATAACTGCTTTAGATGCTACTGCTGTACCCACTGCTGTTGAACCAATGTCTAATGCGTTAAGTTCTCCTACTACTGCAGTAATACCATCTAATACATTTATCTCTGTGGCTGTAGCTGTAACTGCTACATCCTCGTTAATCTTAGGAGATGTAAGTGTTTTGTTAGTAAGTGTTGCAGTTGAAGCAGTTGAAACTAAGTCAACGTCACCGCCTGTGCTTGGAAGTGTTAGGGAGTTGGAAGCAGCTTCAGAATGTGGTGCTCCTTGAAGTGTTTGTGCATGAGCATTACTAGACTCACAGTAAAATTTAATCTTTGATACTGCGCCTGCATTCTTTAAATCAATTAGTCCTGACTCTATTCCTACGTTACCATCAATAACTACTTGACCAGAACCTTTAGGTAGTAGCTTTAAATCAATGTTTGTATCACCGCCAGTAGAAGCAATCTGCACACCATTACCAGTAGCAGCATTAGTTACTTCAATCTGATTTACTGCAGAGCTAGTAGTCTGAAATACTATCTGCTCATTACCATTTTCATCACCAATAAAGTGTGCATCATCAATCAGTATATTATGAGAGTTAGTATCTAAATTGCCACCTAGCTGTGGTGTAGTATCTTCTACAATATTAGATATGTTACCAGACACACCAGTACCTGCAATAACAGTAGACCTAGTAATCTTTTTAAGACCACCACCAGATGCATCTACTGCTAAAAATACATCACCGTCAGCAACTGTAGAGATTTCTGATAGGTCAGTTACAGCAATAGGATTAAAGTTTGTACCGTCTGCTACAAGAATGTGTCCTGCAGTATTAGTACCCATTACAAGATCGTCACCACTAATAGTAAGATCACCACCTACAACTACATCACCGTTAAACGTGGCCTTACCTGCAAGAGCCATATCAATGTCAAGAGCAGTAATAGCACTAGAATCATCTGTACCCTTAATAGTAAAGTTTTTATCTGCTGTGTCTACAGTAAATACTGCATCACTAGAGTCGTTTTTAAAAGTAAGTATAGTCGTACCAGAGGCTTTAAAAAATACTTCATTGCCAGCAGCGTCAAGTATAATGTCACCACCTGAGTCTAATGTAATGTTTGTTCCATCGTTAGTAATTGTGTCAAGAGCAATGCTGCCAACGTTTGTAATGTCAGCGTCACCAAAAGAAGTAGCTCCTAGTGTAGTAGAACCAGATACAGTTAAAGCACCAACATTAGCTGTGTCAATACTACCTGTATCAATGTTAGCTGTACCATCTATGTACAGGTCTTTAAACTGTAATGCACTAGAACCTAAGTCTACATCGTCATCTGTTGTAGGTAGTATAGAACCATTATTAAAAGTAATCTGTGTCTCACCACCTGCAGTAACTGTAATTACATCAGAACCACTGAAAGCTATACTTGTGTTTGAGTCAGCATCACCTGCGATACTATCTAGTTGTACTGCACCTACGTTTGATAAAGCAGCATCACCAAAATCTACAGCACCTGCAACAGTAAGTGTTCCTGATACATCTACATTACCGTTTATATCTATTAGTGTTGCGTTAAGTTCTATTTCATCAGTAGCGTTTATATCTAATACAGTTGCGCTGGGAGCATTAATAAACTGTGATGCATCATTAAATTGGATTGCCATTGTACTGTTTAGTAACAGTCCTGTGTCAGCTACGTGCGTAAGTGTAACATCGTTGTCGGCACCAAAACCTAATACAGCAGCATCACTATCTAGCTTTAGGTCATTACTAATAAGCACAGCAGTAGATGCATTAATGTCTACAGTAGGTGCAGTAATCTCTAGCTCTGTGTCTGCATCGATATCAAGCTGACCATCAGCACTAGAGTTAATAAAAATAGCTGTGTCACGAAACTGTATTTTCTCTGTAGAAGCAATAAGAATGTCATCAGAGAACTCAAAGTAATCTTCGTCTTCCATCCATTTTAGTACACCGTCATTACTCTCACCGTCAAAGGTTACTGTAACGTCTGCTCCTGTTCCACCTGTACCTATCGTAATAGATGTACCTAGAAGCGCAGTTACAGGACCACCTTCTCCTGTTGTACCATCGTGTGTATGTCCTGTACTAGCAGCAAAGGCGGCAAGTAACTGATCAAACTCATCATTTGAATCTGATGCTTGTATTACGTCACCTTCTGTGAACGTGGACTGTCTTGTGTATGTAGCACCCATTAGCGTCTAGCTCCTACTTGGTATTCTAATTGAAATCCTTTTAGTGAATATGGTGGTGATGCACCATTATCATCTATCTTTAATGCAACAGTAAAGCCTGAACCTTCTACTGGCTGTCTTACTAGAGGCTGTGAACCACCTCCGTAAACAAACTGTGTAGTAGAAGAAGCAGTACTATAAGTAGAAGTACCGTATTGCGCCCCTAGTGTAGCTGTTGTTAAACTGTATGCAGCAGGTCTTGATGCACCTACTGCCTCGTTGTCATATCGTAAAAATAAATCTGCACTTATGTTAGCCTCTGGCTTGTAGTTAAGAATAACTCTGTGCATTGACTTTCTTATACCTACATCCCCAAAGTTTAAGTCAGGGCTTCTGTATCTGCCTAGTATAGAAGTACCATCAAAAGTGCTGCCTTTTTCTTGACGTTGTACAAATCCATCAAAGCCACCATGAAGCACTACTACATCTCCTGCTTCTACATGAGTATCTGAACAGGAAGGTTTAATACCTAGTGACTCAGCAAACTCAAAGCCATCACCTTTCATAACGCATATGACACCTTTTGTTCTTGCTGCTGACACCGTATCCTTTGTAAAAAATATTCTATACTGTGTTTT